TCTGCGATTTTATAATCAAGCCAATTATTCAGGAACTTGAATAGCTTGATATTAAAAACCAGTAGCAGGATTATGATTAACCCAGAAACTATAAGGGTTGTCGGATTGATTTGTGTAAAGTACGCTTCCATAAGTTTTTTCACTCCAATTCTTAATTTGGTCGGCTAGTGATAACAGATCATTATCTGTAGATTCGGTTTCTTTGAGCGCTGTTCTAATATAGAACAACAGCTTGGTGCAGATTTCTGGTGTAATACCATTATAGTACTTTTTGATAAGCTCTGTCCATTTGCCAAAGATTTGATTTGGATGGACATAAAATAGATCGTCATCATGATACAGCTGATGCACAGTCTTAGACATCATGATAATTGGGACTCTGTTGTTCTTATGCTCTTCTCTTAGAGCAGCAATCAGATGGAAAGTAGAGACTTGTCCATATGTATTTAGATAATGCTCGCAGATCATAAGTGTAATATCAAAGATAGTTAGAATAACATGGTTCATTTCAAGCTCAGCCATATCAGAATTGATATTATGAAGGAATGAACAATGATTCATGCCCAGATCCATCAGATTAGCTTTATATGCCTTATAGAATCTGCTATGTCTGAATTGATCTTTAGCGTTATTGATGAATCTCGCATAACTCTCAACATCTGCTGCAGCTTGTTTAGTTAGAAGAAAACCAAGCTCATATGTACAAGATGGACTTCTAAGCGTAGGATTTCCGTTGTTCATATAGGAGAATATGTCAGGAAATGCATTAACTGAATCCATATTGACAGAAGTACCAGTGTAATCCATATAGTTACCTCCTTATCTTATGCATTAATAGATAGTTCTGGGGTTAGGTAATTAAGAAATGTAAGATTAAACATGTAAAGTTATATATTATGATAGTAGAAGGGGTGGACACAAGTCCTTAAACGATATGCGCCCCAGGAGGATTATTATGAAACAATTAAACATTACATCCAAGGATGATTGCAGAGAGGAGATTATCTTCATGAGTGAAGATGATTTCGATGCACTCAGCAATCTCCACGCTGAACTCGTGGAGGAGGACTTCGATGTTGATGGAGTTTATCATGAGTGCAAGAATTTTAATCTTGTCGTCAATTCCGCAGACGAAGAAGACATCTATGAAGATGACCTCTCATCTGTGGAAGAGGTTATTGAGCTGCTCAATAGCTTCTAACGACGAGAGAAAGAACCGTGCCCACAAGCACGGTTCTTTCTTGTATTATACGAGGTCAGATACATTGGCCCAACCAGTAACATAGTTACCGACAGGAGTCTTGCCGACATTGGTCTTAAAGTTGGTAATGCGAATACGACCATTCACAACCTCATCATTATAGATGTAGTATGTGCCAGTCTTTTTGGAAGATACTCTCTTAGCGGTTGCGCTTCCATAGAGAGGGGTACTTTTGAGTTGAACTTCTTGACCAGCAGTCAGTGCAAGAGTTGCAGGCTTTTCGGGTTCAACAGGCTTCTCTGGCTCAACAGGAGTTGGTTTTGTATCTGGAGTAGCAGGAGCATTATCGGTAGTACCTTGGATATCAGCAGTGTTTACCCAACCAGTAACATAGTTACCGACAGGAGTCTTGCCGACATTGGCCTTAGAATTGGTAATGCGAATACGACCGTTAACGACTTCATCGCTGTAAATCCAGTAGATACCAGATCTCTTGGAACCAGTCTTAGCAGTAGAACTACCATAGAGTGTGGTATTGTCCAGCTTTACTTCAGTTCCAGCAGTTAGGATTGCACCAGGAGTTGGTGTCGGTTCTGGTGTAGGATCTGGAGTTACTGGTTCGGGATCAGGAGTCGGAGTTACAGGATCCTGTTTACCGTAGACATCTTCCTTGGTCAGACCAAAGTAAGAATAGAAATCATTGTCAGGCACGCAGTAATTGTTGCCATAGATTTCATTGCCATGCCAAACACCATTAGGTCTGACATCATTGTGGATTGCTGTATAAGTCTTGTTGATGTTTGCAATGCCAGTCATACCGACATCTTGTGCCATACAGCAAAGCTTCTTGGTAGACACGACATTTCGATTTTCATCATATGCAATATAGTCAGCGGCATTACCGACAGTATGCTGTCCTCTACCAGAACCACCGACATTGATATCATGCTGCACGCATCTGTAACCGCTGGTAAGATTGATACCAGTACAGTTAGGAATTGCAGCTCTGATCTTTTCCAGCTTAGCAACAAGCAGGTCATTGATCTTTGTTGGGTGTGCTTTGCCACACTTACACTGGAATTCACGTACATTGAAATGCTCAGTCAGCTGAGTATTGTCGCCATACGGATATTCTCTGATGTTGTATGTAGCATTATTGATATCGATCGGATACTTCTTCTGAACTGGTGCAGGAGTGTCTGGTTCAGTCGAATTGTCATACTTGGAATCCTCGATAATCTTCGGATAATCGTAGTAGCAGACATCAAGATCGACGTCACCGTTGATACCGTTGATACAACCTTTGCAAGAATTCTGCCATACGGTCTTATCAGACCAGTTTGTAGAAGCAGAATAATGTGCAAGGAAGATATCATATTGAGAAGAAAGAGCCTTTGGAATGTTATATGTAAGCATTGCATAGTAAGAATACAGCGATACATAATAACCAGCCTTTTTCATCTCATTCATGAATGCAGGAATAACTGCATTTGCAACATCTGGAAGAAGTTGCTTGCTGAGATATTTGCCAGTTGTAGGATCCTTGTAGGTTTCTGTGCCTGGGAAAGCCTCGTAATCGTATGCAATAGGATACTCAAAGGATTTGCCCTTGATGCATTCGAGGCATGCCTTGGCTTCTAGTACTGCATCGGCTGCAGTAGTAGCATAAGATGCCCAATAGACACCTACTGGAATGCCGTTTGCTTTACAGCCAGCATAATACTCTTCGAATCTTTGATCCTTTTGGCTGGTGTATCTTCCATATCCAGCTCTAAGGATAGCAAACTTGACACCAGCGGCCTTGACCTTTGCCCAGTCGATATGACCTTGCCAACTGGATACATCAATACCTCTGATAGGTGAATCAAGTTTGTACTTGTTATCAGGTAGCATTATAGATTCCTCCTTCTTAATTTTATATAAGGGGTCTCATGGAGACCCCTTATTTTTTAGTTAACTACCGAGATGATCAAGATCATGTAGTCTCTCCATTAGGGACTTGCCGATAGCCTTTTCTGTATCATAGAATTCCTTGGTGCAAAGCAGACCGTCTTCGGAAATATACATTCTCTTGATTTTGACAGTTGGGTTGGTGGTGGTTACAGTACCGTTGTCATTCATTACCGATCTACCACCTTCAGAGATAAGGACAAGCACACCTCTATTGTCCATCTCTCTTACATTATCGACAAAACCCTCACCATCATGATAAGTATACATATTGGTATCCTGATCAAAATCAGCTTTAGTGCCGATATCTGCTACGTTATCGATATTATCTGCATCAGAAATTGTATCGGATACATTCTGAGTAGCGGAGATAACATTACTGTTCAATTCAGTCTTGACAGACTTTAGAGAAGAAGATAGAATATCGACAGTCTTGTTACTGCATAGGGCAGTCATAAGGGTATCCCAAGTGAGTTCATCAACATTGAGAGTGCCGAGAATACCAAGCAGATTCAAAAGAATACCATTCTCATCAGCAAGAGAGAGATTGATGACTTCCTTTTCACCAGCTTTTTCAACCGATGCATACATCTTGTCTACAGAGATATAAGAACTGGTCATATCCTGAGTATCAGTATCAGTTCCAGCATAGATGTAAGCCTCGTTGAAACCATATCTATTATTTCTTATATTGATCTGAGAGACAATAGATACTGGTGCATTAAGTCTTACTTGATTATGCATACTGTCAGAGAAACCAGTGTATACATCTACAAATGTACCAACAGGGATCCAATATTGATTAGAGCCGCGACGAACAGCCATTCTATCGTTAGTAATCGTAGCATTAACGACTTGATAGAGAGTATCGTCATCTCCGACTAGATTCGTATACGCGGATGAAGAGTAAGAATCATATCCCTTTAGAGTTTTGCCAGTAGGAATATGGAAATACGAACTTGCTTCACAAGCAATACTTGATTCGTTGATATAGAAACCAGGCTTGAAGTCTTTGAATGTATCATTATACATGACATTATCGAAGGCACCCTTTGCAAAGATAGCCTGGACATTCTTGCTTATCTTATCATCATTTTGTTTTTCGGACGGAAGTGTTACATCATATGTGGTGATATAATTGAAGAATTCAAGAATAGATTTATTCTTGTAATATTCCTCGCGCACGCCAACACCATTGACATATTGCAATTGTTTCTCAGACAGTACTGCAGGGATAGGATCTGTACCAGTAATATTGTTATCGATATTCTCTGTTTGCTTAGTGATAAAAGCATTAGAGATGAAATCAATGAACGAAGAAGAATTTGTAATGAACGAGCCATTATAATCCTTGATTCTGGATGCAGATGGAGCAGGACCATCCTGATACAGAGAAGTACCCTCAGGAAGAATCTGAGATAGCTTCATATTGCTGCTGTTTCTATATTCTCTAACACGATAAGTATTAAGCGTAAGTCCAAATGTACTAGTGTTATATCCGAGAGTTGGATGGGTTTTCAGAACCATAGATGGGATATTGTCAGAGTTGAGATTACGAAGAATACCATAACTAGAACCGTTGCCGAGGCAATACTCTTTTTCAACCTCTGCCACAATTTCAGTATATGCCATTCCTTGTAGATTGGTTAGCATAGCAGCTTTAGTTGTGATTGCTGTACGCAGTGCAGCAATTGCATTAGCATACATTTGATCTTTAATTTCATCTTGGGTGAGAGTGTTGTGATTAAATACATTAATCGAAGTAGTGAAGAAATCGATATCAGTGATAGCTGCATTAGGATCAGCTGCATGATTTCCATAAGACGAAATTTTGCTGAAATCAGTAAAATAGCGGATTCTATTGATAGTAGTATTGGCAGAATCATCTAATGCTTTCTGAGTATCACCCATATATAGGAATACGGTTCCGTTATATTGGAGTGCTGCCGTTACTTCAGCATACGAAGCTTTGACAGTGGTATAATTACCATTACTGTACTTGACAAGGTATAGTGGGGTCGGAAGAGGAGCACCACCGTTGTTATAGTTAATATGCATTAGATAATATGTACCATTGTCTTCCACATATTCAAGATAATCATCGAATGCAGTATTTGCTTCTTTCGCAAACTTGACGGTGTCTACTGTCATTCTATTGACGAAACTCATATCAGCAATTAGCTTATTATTTGTAGCACTATTGCAAGCAATGCATCTGGGCATTACCTTGGTGAGTTGTGTTGTCAGGTAGTTAGTTACCTTGTTGTTATTTGGATTCTTATAGATAGCCAGACCAAACGGAGCACAATATTGATCGTCAATATCATCCCTGAGCAGGTAATCTCCAGTTACTTTGAATCTGAATCTTCTGCTGGTTTGCTCATTATCAGTATATACTCTTATATCGTTATTGGTATTTCTGAGTATATTCAGATTGTTTTCGCTGTCATTAATGACAGTGCTTGGATAGAACGACATCAGATACATTAGCATGAACGATTCAGCTGCATTGTATGCATCATTTCCAAGAGAGTAAGTCAATTTACCTCTGTCAATGTTACCGTTATCACTGAGAGCATACAAAGAAGATGATATATTGATATAGCTAGAAATATACTCTGGATGTATCATCGCCACACGAATCGGGCAGGGAGCGACAGTATTTTCGTCATCTTGCTTTCTGAAAACATACGGACCTTCTTGATATGGTCCTCTTAGCATAGAGCTGGCTAGATAGTCTGAATAATCATCATCATCATTTCTGAAAAAGTCTACATATGAAGATAGACTCAACAGATCTGGGTTATTAATGAAGACATTATAAGCATGCGGGCCTT